TCCAAAAACATTACGTTTTGCTGAAGAAGTTGGTATTCAATATCCATACACTGAATCATATCGTGGATATAGCGATACTCGTGTAGTACTCCCGGCTGGCGGTTTGGTTACTGAGTCAGAGCCACTTTCATGTGAGCAATATGCTGGCGGTGACACATCTAAAGCAGCACAATGTCAAGTTGATAGTGATTATTATGATAATATAGTTGGATGGTTTGTTGCGCCGTCACCTGGTACTTGGGTTAGTGGATATAAAATTGACATAGATATTTTCAAAGGATCAAACGTACCTGTTGGCAGATATGAAGTTCGTTTATCTGATGCTAATGGGATTCTTTTAACAAGAATTCAGAATGTATCATTTGATAAACGTGACACCACTAATTACATTGGTGTACTTGTTAATCCAGTAGATAATACTGATGATGTGCGTGGCAATGAATACCTGCGTTGGATTGATCGCCCTGATTTCCTGAATAATGATGTTAATGATCCTGTTACCTTTGAGGTTCGCCAGCCTGCTCAGATCTTTGATCATGAGTTTGATGGTCAAGCAGATGGCATTCCGACTGATCCGATATTCTCAACTGAGCTTGATCGGGCAATAATTGGTAATCCAGCAGAAATGACTGGTATTTATAAATTCTCAAGCCCAGAGACATATGATATCTCGCTGCTTGTTACTCCTGGATATAGCAGTGGTGCCGTTATTACTACTGCTCTTTCAGTTTGTACTCAGCGCGGCGATACACTTTACATTGTTGATCCACCGTTTGGCTTAAATGCTCAGCAAGTTGTTGATTGGCATAATGGACTGCTCTTCACTGACTTACGTGTTGCTCTTGATAGCAGTTATGGTGGTTTATATCACCCATGGATAAAGGTCTTTGATCAATTTAATGCTGGTGACATTTGGATTCCGCCATCTGGCCATGTTGCTGCAGTCTTCGCACGTACTGACCGTGTGGCCGATATGTGGTTTGCCCCCGCTGGCCTTAATCGTGGTAAGCTTATTACCGCACTTGATGTTGAAGTTGAGCATACTCGTGGTGAACGCGATTTGATGTACGGCTACAATAATGCAGTAAATCCAATTATTAAATATCCTCAGCGTGGTATTCACGTGTGGGGCCAGAGAACATTACAACGCAAGGATAGTGCTCTCGATCGCATTAATGTTCGCATGCTCTTAATTGCCATCAAGAAAGCTCTTGCTGGTTCTCAGGGTCTGTTGAATGAATATATTTTCGAACCAAATGATAGGATTACTCGCCAATTGGTTAAGGGTGCAATAGACACCTACATGTCAGATGTTGCTGCTCGTCGTGGTGTGACTGCTTGGAAGACGATTTGTGACGACAGCAATAATACTGCAATAAGAATAGATCGCAATGAACTTTGGGTTGCTCTTCTGGTCAAGCCGACACGCGCTATTGAGTTTGTAGTGTTAAATATTGGTATCCTGCGTACAGATCAGAGCTTCGTGGCTGAGGAAGTTCTGGCTGCAGTTGGTGTCACTACTGCCGCCTAATCGTCAAACATAAATCAGAGACACGGAGAATAACATGCCAGGATTTAAGATAAATAATACAGGCGGTGAAGCAAATTCAAAAGTTGAATCACACCGTAAACATCGGTGGAAATTTACATTAGCTGGTGGATCTGGTGTTACAAATAAAGAATCAGTTTTTCTTTCAAGTGCTCAGCGCCCACATGTTATTATTGATGAAGCAATAATGCATCATGATCAAGAACAGGTTTATTTTGCTGGCAAGCATCATTGGGATCCAATAACACTCGTGTTTTATGATATTTATGGAGAAGGTAATACTGGTAGTGCAATTTGGACATGGTTGAATAAAGGTGTTGATATTAAAACTGCTACTGGTGGTATTGCTACTGCTTATAAATTAGATTCTATTCTTGAAATGAATGATGCGGGTGGTCAGCCAAATGAAAAATGGGACATATATAATTCATGGGCTATTGATGTTAACTTTAATGATCTTGATTATAGCAATAGTGAAATAGCTACCATAGATTGTTCAATGAAATTTGATAGAGCAGTTAGAAGTTAATACTATAATATTATCATCAAATTGAGCCAGCCTTAATGGGCTGGCTCAATTGTTTATGTTTATTTTACGAGTAATTATAACGAGGAATTAAAAATGAGTACTGATCTTCCAGAAATAGTAAAAGAGAATGCTGCTAAGATGGAACAATCTAACCAACCTAAAAAAGATTCTCTTGATGAAATTTTAAGCAAATCAAATGAATATTTCATGCCATGGGAGAGTGTTGAACTTCCAAGTAAAGGTGTTTATTATGAAAACATGCCGAATGGTATCATAAAAGTTCGTCCTATGGGTATAGATGTTGATAAAATGATGGCAAATCAGAGAATAGTTCAAAGTGGTGAATTGCTCAATAAAATAGTTGAAGCGTGTGTTCAATTACCAGATGGCATGACTGTCCAAGATCTTATTGCGGGAGATCAATTTTTCTTACTTTATTATCTTCGTGGTATTACTCATGGTTCTGATTATGAATTTGTAAGTGATTGCCCACATTGTGATACTAAGAGCACATACAACTACAATCTTAGTGATCTTTCCAAGACTATTAAAGGACCAAATTCTGAATATCCTGTAGAGCCAATGGGCGTAGAATTACCGTTTATTAGTAGTAAGATAGGCAAGAAAATAGAAGCTCTTGTAAGACTTGTTAGAGTTAGAGATGTAAGTGAAATGTCAAAGGGAAATAATATTACAATAGATCCCTTAAAAAGGGGAATAGCGCGGGTTCGTGGTCAAGGAACACCTAAAGTATCAAAACAAGACGCTGATGATCTTTATACAAAAAACATATCAAAGACTATAGTTGGATTTAGAGTTGATGGAGTTGAATTTAAGGATGATAGAAAATCACAATTGATTGATAAATTACATCAAAAAGATTCTGCTACTATTCGTGCATTTATTGATTCAATAACTCCTGGAATTGACACTTCTGTTGAAGTTACTTGTCAAAATGATGAATGTAAAAAGGAGTATAGCATAAGCTTACCATTTGGTGAGAACTTTTTTCGCCCATCTAAAGGGTGAAGCATTAGAGTCTCAATATTGGGCTATATGGGATAATATATTCCTGTTGAAGGAATATTGCCATTTAAGTTTATTTGAAATGAATATTATGACTGGTGAAGAACGAGTATGGTATCTTAATAGATATAAGGAAGAGCAAGATAGGCGACAGGCAGAAGAACAAAAGGCATATAAGCGTTCATCTCCGCCAAATATTAGGCGGAGATGATGCAAATATAATAGTATGAGCGATAGACTTAATGCATCTGTTGGCGGAAGTGTTGCTCTAAATGCAATATTTTCTCAAAATGGTGTTCCAACTGATCCATATACTATTCGTGCTGTCAGGATATATAAACAATCGGTACGAGAAGAAAATAAAGTCTTAGAAATATTAGTACCACCACCTGGATCTACTGATTATCAGTCTGTTTTTGATTCGTTATTTCAAAGAGTTTTAGATCCAACTGTTGATCCAACTGGTATATGCGGAACGGAAATTGGCCCAGTGTATCTTCCAGGAGCATATGTATTAAATCTTGATTTGCCATGTAAAACTTTTGAAGCTGGTCTTTATTTTGATGTTTGGTGTTTTGTTGGTGATTTAAATTGTTATACTGATCAAAGTGCTATTGATTGGGATGATGAATCTCTTTGGACTTGTCAATGCAATAAATTCTTTCTTAGCGCTGCTAATAACTGGCAGATGGATGATGATTTAACAAATATTAGATTAGGATTTGAACCAATTGATTCTAAATTTATGCAACCAGAAAAGAGAATGTTAGAAGTTGGAATGATGCCGTTACCTATCTATGATTATGACTACAAAAAATTAGCACCATTAATACCTGCTTTGAAAGGTAAGATAACTATTGAAACTCAAAATTGTGAAACTATTATTAATGACGCAGATATGAAGATTGGTTTAAGATCTGGTTCATATAGATCAAATCCATACGTATTAAAATATTTACTTGATACAACTAAATTTTTTAAAGGAACTTATAAGTATAGAGTATCAGTTGGATTACCTAATGGTGAAACTCGTATTTCTGATAATTTTTATTTTACTATAAGATAGTATATTAAAATTGTGGGTAAAAATAATACTAAGTTATCGACAAAAGAATTTATAAATAGAGCAATACGAGTTCATAATAACAAATACAATTATTCATTGGTGAATTACATTAATTCACATACTAAGGTTAATATAATTTGTTCAGTTCATGGTGAATTTTCGCAAATTCCAAAATGTCATTTAAAAGGATATAATTGCCCTAAGTGTTCAAAGCATATGTTTGTTGATAAAAATGAATTTGTAAAAAGAGCAATGTTAATTCATAATAATAAATATGATTATTCATTGGTTAATTATAAAAATACTAGAACTGACATTAAGATAATCTGTAAAATTCACGGCGAGTTTATTCAAAAACCAGAAAATCATATTTCTGGTCAAGGATGTCCAAAATGTGGCAGGATCAATCAAATTAAAAATTCTATTTCAAATAATAATGAATTTGTTTGTAAAGCAAAACAAGTTCATAATGATAAATATGATTACTCAAAATCTGATTATAAAGGTGTAAAGGTTAAGTTAAAAATAATATGTAAGAACGGTCATGAATTTTACCAAACACCAAATGATCATTTATGTAAACATGGTTGCCCATTTTGCACAGTAACAATATCGGAAGCCCATGAAGAATTAATTGATTTTATCAAAGAAGATAAAATAATAAATGATCGCGAAGTTATAAAGCCGTATGAATTGGATATTTTCATTAAAAATAAAAAATTAGCGATTGAATATAATGGATTATATTGGCATAATGATGAATTTAAAAACAAAAATTATCATCATAATAAAGCATCGATTTGTTTTGATAAAGGTATTCAATTAATTCAAATTTTTGAAAATGAATGGTTAAATAAAAAAGAAATTGTAAAATCTATTTTAAATTCTAAATTAGGTATTAATAATAAAATTTTTGCACGCAAATGTGAAATTAAAGAGTTAACATTAAATGAATTTAATGATTTTTGTTACAAAAATCATATTCAAGGAAAATTAAATTCAACAATTAGATTAGGGCTTATTAATAATAATAAATTAGTTTGTGTTATTGGTTTTAATAAACATTCAAAGTATGATTATGAATGTACTAGATTTTGTAATGAATTAAATATTAATGTTATTGGTGGTGCAAGTAGATTATTCAAGTATTTTCTTAATAAATATCAACCAAGCACTATATTATCATTTGCTGATAGACGGTATAGTAATGGCGGATTATATAAACAACTTGGTTTTGAATTAGTTGGAATTACAAAGCCGAATTATTTTTATTTTAAAAATGGTAGTAAGATATTACTATCTCGCCAATCTTTTCAAAAACACAGGCTTAAAAATAAATTGGATACATT